AGTACGCAAACGGAGCGAACTTATGTCAGTTGCTTATCACCAGGCACAGAAGCAGCGTTATAGGATCACTCTGGAATTAGAAACTTTGAGTGACTTTGACCCGCACCAGATTGACTGGAAAGAGTTATTCGAGCTTGAGGGTTCGGAATACTGTGATGCATATGTTGAGGACTTAAGTAGACCTGACCGTTGGTGACAGTAAGCATCACTGGGCCCTCTAAAGTGTGCTAGTAGTGTGAGGCAATCCCGCCCACACGTTTCTAACACACAATGCGTTACATTCCGTCTTCCCGTTATACTCTGGATGAGATCGCAGAGCAATGCCGTGCTGCTATCAATCGTCCCGTTCGAGTATATCATAAGCCTGCCGTGTCTTATGCTGAAGTCCTGAACTATTATCAGTCTCAGCATAACGTTCTGGTCGAAGCATAAGTAACACTCACTCCTGTCGTATGAGTATAAACTAGGCACGTTTCAAACTATCACTTTTCATTGGTTATTATGTCTAAAGATGTGATTCTGAGCCTGCTCTCCAAGGGTAACACTGGCGCAGAAATCTTGCAGATTCTTGATGTTATCGTCGAGGATATTGAGCAAGAGAACATTAACAGTTGCGCGGAGGTATTCGCAGCAGCATAATAGTACAAACCGTGAGGCACTTGGTTGACACTGAGTGCCTTATGTGTTAGAATTTGATATAACCGTATAGGCAGTGATTATGCGGCGTTTGTTTATATCGGCGGCGGGCGTTGCGTATATAAAAACGCTTAACTACCCTAACCTACAGAGGTGACAAAACGCGAACGAAATAACACATTCAAAAAAATTTTTCTGGCCCCAAAAACGCAATTCTATATAATTTGAGAACAAAAAAATGCCCCCCACAAAAATAATATGGAAAAGGTTTATCACATCTATGCAAAAGATCGATGTCTAATGCATTCAATTAAAGAAGAAGATTTTAAAGCGACCTGGAATACGTTTCATCACCTTGTTGGATTAATGAAGACAGATTATGAAGCAGAAGATTTATCATATGAAGAAGTCATTATCAATAAAGATTCAATCAGAAACTCTTCATATTGACAGGTACTATATACACTGATAGAATTGAACTTGAAGGTAATTCAATCTTATGGCTAAAGGATTTACAGTAAAAACAGTTGCGCCCAAAAAGGAATCGGAACCAACCTGGGATATTGACAAGATTAAAGAAAGAATGCGTGGTAAGTCTATCGTATTCTGTCTACCAGGTAGAGGATGTTCTTATATCTTTTTGAAGAACTTTGTACAACTCTGTTTTGATATGGTTCAAAATGGAATGAGTATTCAGATCTCTCAAGACTACTCATCAATGGTTAACTTTGCACGTTGTAAGTGTCTTGGTGCAAATGTTCTTCGTGGTCCTAATCAGGTTCCTTGGGATGGTAAACTGGAATATGATTATCAACTCTGGATTGATAATGACATTGTTTTTGATACCAATAAGTTTTGGCAATTGTGTGATCTGGCAGTAAGCGAAGATGGCACAGAACGTGAAGTGACTGCAGGATGGTATGCCACAGAAGATGGTCACACCACCTCTGTTGCTCACTGGTTAGAAGAGGATGATTTCCGTAAGAATGGTGGAGTGATGAATCACGAAACTGTCGAAACGATGTCAAAACGGAAGAAGCCATTCACGGTTGATTACACTGGTTTTGGATGGGTATTGATTAAGAAGGGAGTATTTGAGAATCTGGAATATCCTTGGTTTGCACCGAAGATGCAAGTCTTTGAATCTGGCAGTGTCCAAGACATGTGTGGTGAGGATGTCTCATTCTGTCTTGATGCCAAGGATGCAGGTTTTGAAATCTGGTGCGATCCTCGCATTCGTGTTGGTCACGAAAAGACTCGTATTATTTGATTTGGAGATTTATTAAGATGGCAAAAGGTATGATGAAGGGTGGGGCATATCAACCCGGTAAACCCAAAAAAACTCGTCAAGGTCGCTCGGCAAGAACGCTTCTCTCGGCAACGTCTCGTAATGGAGCTAAAAAGAGATATCGTGGGCAGGGTAAATAGTTAAAGACGATGATGATTCATGGCTGCTCTTATCTGCAACTTACCTTCTGTAGAAGTATGGGTGCGTAAGGAATATCTAACAGATCATCAGAGTGGTCACGGAGAATTTGTAAAAGGCGTTTGGGTATCGTGTAAATCGATTCCTGGACGCGCTTTTTATTTTGAGACATACTTACCAGAGTATGCTGCAATGTACGATAAACTGCCCATCAGTGCCTTTGTAACACGTCCCGAGACCCCCTCGCCTGATATGAACCTGCCCAACCTACAATTCTGGAATTGTATGGATTATGGTGTTGTATCAATTCATAAACAATTCATTGGAAGTATGGATTTTGAGTGTTATACTCGTGATTATGGTACTCAAAAAGGCACTTATATTTGTACAATTGATAATTACCACCAAGATGCAGATGTTATTGACTATGCAACCAGTGAAAATCCTGCTGAGCACAAGTCTCATAATCTTATTGAACTGAATAATGGTCAATATGCACTGTATCCCAACAATCGATTGCGTATTTTTGACAATAGTTTGACACCAGTCGAGCCAAAGATGCCAGATTTCAAGGTTTCTACACAATATTATCAGGTTGAACACGGATTTGAACGTCTTGGAATGGGTCGTGAAGATGAATATTTCTGGAAAACGGCACAAGAGCGTGAAATTTGTTCCAATTGTGGCGAAAATCCTTGCAATCCACGATGTATTAATGCCGATTAGGGATAGAAACCCCTCTAAAAGTTCTGATTTAACAAAATCAGGAGTAAAAATGCACGATTTTCTAGACAATCTAGCTAATAAACAGCACCAAAAGATGCTTCGTGAGATTGCAAATGACGATTTGACACCAAAAAAACATGATTTTCACCTTCAAAATGAAATTCATGAAAAAATTCGCAATGATGATGACTATGATGATTGGGAATATGGAACAGAACCCCTCTATGAGGTCAAAAATCCCTGATAAATAAGATAGAATTTGTAAATTTTTAATTTAGAATGCCTTTAGAGCGGGTAAGTCAGTCTTTTAAAGATGTCAGTATGACCTTTCAGGCTAATCCCCTGAATAGCGACCTGATTGCGTTGAAAAATCAGACCGCAATTGCCCGCTCAGTGCGTAATATCATCCTAACTTCTCCTGGAGAGAAGTTTTTTGATCCAGATTTTGGTTCTGGAGTCTCTAGACTCCTCTTTGACAACATGGATGACCTGACTGCA